CTTAGGCGTGATGCATATACCTGTTATTACTGTGGTGATGTAGCCAATGAAGTAGATCATGTGGTGGCTAAGGTCAAGGGTGGAGAAGATTCACTTGATAACTGCGTTGCAGCTTGTCGTAGATGCAACATATTGAAGAAGGATAAAGACCAGGCGGTTTTTTTAGCACGACTTTCTACCCCCCTTGCCTTTCCTTCCGACATCTCTCCAAAACAGACAAATCAGTCCAAATTAGTACAAAACGGACATACATTAGTCCGGATTGATGCGGATTCACCGTTTATTAGTCCAGACCAGTCGGGGGCTAATTGAAATGGCTAAGCGCAAGGGCAGCACAAAGCCAAGATTAAGCAACGCACCTGTCAAGGGTAAATCTCGCATAGACGAAGTACTTGCTTGGATGAAAGAGCTGAAGATCCAGCCGCTTTTGCCGTGGCAAGAGCATGTTTTGGCTGACATGCTGAAAGTGGATAAGAATAATCAGTTCATTCGCAAGACAAACCTGCTTTTGTGTCCTAGGCAACAAGGTAAGACTCACCTGGCACGTATTCGCATCCTTGCCGGCTTGTATTTATTTAACGAAATGTCTATTGTGGCAATGTCGTCCAATCGGTCAATGGCTCTCGATACATTTCGCAAAGTCTGCGATTTGATTGAAGCGACACCTCAACTACGGACACAGTTGAAGCAGATCCGCGTGGCTAATGGTCAGGAATCGGTAGAGCTTCTAAATGGCGCTCGATACGAGATAGTCGCGGCGACTAGAGATGGCAGCCGTGGTAAGACCGCGGATCTGTTGTTCGTAGATGAAGTGCGCGAAATTGCCGAAGATGCTTGGACTGCTGCAAGACCGATTACGCGAGCTAGACCAAACAGTCAGATATTGCTTACCAGTAACGCCGGAGATGCGTTTTCGGTGGTGCTAAATACGCTCCGTGAGAAGGCGCTTAGTTACCCACCGAAATCGTTTGGCTACTGGGAGTATTCAGCGCCGGACTTTTGTGATATATGGGATAAGGAAGCGTGGTACGTCTCAAATCCGGCTTTAGGTTACTTGGTTGATGAGGATACGATTGCAGAGTCCATAAGCACGTCAACAATCGAAGCCACGCGCACGGAAACATTGTGTATGTGGGTTTCGGCACTCAAATCTCCATTCCCATACCGCGCGTTTGAAGAATTAACGGTTCAAGACTTGGTTATAGCGCCTGGATTGCCAACAATCTTCGCCATTGACGTTTCTGTGACGAAACGCGATGCCAGCCTTGTCGCTGGTCAAATGCGAGAGGATGGAACGATGGCGGTTGGCGTAATTGCGCAATTCCATAGTGATCAGCAGGTGGACGAGCTAAAGATTGCGGTGGAAGTTAACGAATGGGCGCGTAAGTATCGACCCAAGCTAATCTGCTATGACAAATATACGTCCATGACTATCGCTGAGCGTTTGGCGTTATCTGGGCAGAAAATCCAGGATATGTCAGGCATTGTGTTCTACCAGGCGTGTTCGGATCTGTTAGATGCGATTGTCAACAAGCGTTTAATTCACGCAGGTCAAATGCCGCTTGTGGACTCCATAAATAGTTGCGCAGCTAAAGAAACTGATGCCGGCTGGCGCATAGTTCGCCGTAAATCTGCCGGTGATGTTAGCGCCGCTATTGCGTTGGCGATGGTGGTTCACCAGTTACAAAAGCCAATTACGAAACCACAAATTATCGCTGTCTAAATTGTCCATTTTGTCGGATATGTGTGGTATCCTTTCCAACAATGGGTATTTTTGACCGTTTCCGCAACAAAACAATTGAAGCGCAATATGCGCCACAGTTGATGACGGATGCTTTTAATAATTACATCCCAAGCACCATGTTGCCCATCGGGCGCGATGAAGCTATCAGCGTTGCAAGTGTTAGTAGGTGCAGAAATTTAATCGCATGCACTATCGCCAATATGCCAATGCACTTATACAAAAAATCAACTGGTGAGGAAATCGGATCACCGCTTTGGTTAGAACAGCCATCAATTTCGCAGCCACGATCTATCACAATAGCATGGACAGTTGATTCACTATTATTTTATGGGGTCTGTTACTGGAGAGTAACCGAAGTTTATTTTGATGATGGGCGACCAGCGCGCTTTGAATGGATTGCGCCTACTAGAGTATCTTTTACAACGGAACCGAACACGAATTATATTATTTCGTACAACGTGGATGGTAAAGCCGTGCCAATGTCCGGTTTAGGTTCATTAGTGACTTTTCAGTCACAAGATGACGGAATTTTACAACGTGGCTCTCGCACGTTAAGAACCGCAATAGATTTAGAAAAAGCCATGCGCGTTGCAACAGCGACTCCGATGCCATCTGGTGTGCTTAAAAATAATGGCGCTGACATGGATCCATCCGAAGTCCAAGCAATTTTATCTGCATGGAAACAAGCTCGCGAACAGCGCAGCACAGCATATTTGACAAGCACTCTGGATTACCAGCCAACATCATTTTCACCGAAAGAAATGATGTTTGTAGATGCGATTCAAAATGTCTCTACTCAAATTGCAAGAATGATGAACGTTCCTGCGTATTACATAAGCGCAGACCAAAACAATTCGATGACTTACTCGAATGTTCAGGACGAACGCAAGCAATTCGTTGCTCTAACACTCGCACCGTACATCAACGCAATCCAAGATAGATTATCAATGGACGATATAACGGCGCGAGGCAACATTGTTAAATTTGACGTTGATTCAGCGTTCCTAAAGACAGATCCAATGGAACGTCTCAATGTCATAGAAAAAATGCTAACTCTCGGCTTGATTACATTAGATCAGGCTATGGAAATGGAAGATCTAACACCGAATGGAAACCAAGATGTTACTTCAATTTAGTAGCGCCATAGAAAGCTCAGACAGCGAGCGCCGCATTATAGCCGGCAAGATTGTGCCGTTTAATGAGGTTGGAAACACCAGCGCTGGTGCTGTCGTGTTCGCAAAAGACTCAATTCAAATAGACACGCCAAGCAAAATTAAAATGTTATTCCAGCACAAAAACGATAAGCCGATTGGTCGCATGCAGAAATTCCAAGTGACCCAAGACGGAATTTATGCGCAGTTCAAGATGAGTTCAAGCCAACAAGGATCTGATGCGTTAATTTTGGCATCCGAAGGATTGATTGATGGTTTGTCCGTAGGCGTAGAAGTTATTTCATCTAAGCAAAAGAAAGATTATTTAGAAGTGACGGCTGCCGTTCTAAAAGAGGTAAGCCTGGTCGAATCACCGGCATTTGTTAATGCCAACGTAACTAAAGTTGCTGCTAGCGAAAGCGAAACAGACATCACAAATCAACCAATCACGGAAAGTGAGGCTATCGTGGAGAAAACTCCAGAGCCAATTGAAACTCCGGTTGAGGTTGCTCCAATAGAAGCCGCACGTCCAACAATCAGCGCGCCTTTTTATACAGAGCCACGCTCACCAATCAAAACGAAGGCTCAATTCTTAGAGCACTCGATCAAGGCAAAGTTAGGTAACTCTGAATCAGCAGAATGGGTTTTGCATGCAGAAGCACAAGCTGCAAAAGCAATCACCGCAGCGGATGATTCATTTACAACCAACCCTGCCTTTTCACCAGTTCAGTATGTCGGCACAGTTGTTGACACTCTGATTGGCGCACGTCCTGCAATTGATGCTATCGGTTCACGCGCAATTCCAAGCGCTGGAATGACCGTATCTGTTCCAAAAATTACAACACCTGGAACAGTTGCAGAAACCGCTGAAGCTGGCGCACCATCGGAACAAGGCATTGTTTCTAGTTATGTAAATCTGACAGTCAAAAAGTACAGCGGTTTACAGCGCTACAGCCTAGAGCTCTTGGAGCGCAGCGATCCTAGCTTCTTCCAAGCCATGCTCGACAATATGCAGAGAGCGTACAACAAGGCAACCGATGCAGCAGTAATCGCAGCATTGACCGCAGGTGGTACACAGGCGACAGCAGTTGCAGCGACATCCGCAGGAATTATTTCCTACGTTTCAACCGAAACACCAGCCGCTTATAGCGCAACTGGCGAATTGGCTACACGTTACATCGCAGGTACTTCACAATGGAGTCTTTTGATGGGCGCAACCGACACAACTGGTCGTCCAATTTATTCGGCTTCACAACCATACAATGCAGCCGGTTCGGCAACTCCATCATCGCTACGCGGTAATGTTTTGGGTCTCGATCTTTATGTTGATCCAAACGCTGTCGCTACAACCATTGATGAATCAGCATTT